GGATGCGCGGCGATGCGATCCACCAGGTCATCCGTGACCTGGAACTCGCGCTCGCGGGCGGCGTAGGCTCGTGCGGCATCGCTGCCCAGGGCGCGGGTGAATAGCTCTTTCAGCGTCATCCCGCATACATTGGCAATGCGCTCGCAGTCCGAAATTGTTAGTGGTGCGTCAAAACGAGCTCGAACAAACCAATAATTGCGGCTGAACCCGCATTCCGCTGCGAATTCAGTTGCAGTCATGCCGCTCTTGACTTGTAGTGATTTGCAATACTGCATGATGCTCCGCGCACCAGCGGTCACATCGTTATTGGCTCTTGTTCCCATAGCCAAAAGATACCCAATTGTGTACTTTCTGTAAAGTATTCAAATGAATACCCGTCTGACAGTATTCATTTGAATACGGTTTGTAACTGTCAGCAAAGAGCAGCAAGAAAGGAGGTCTGGTGACAAGCGAAGCGGAACTTATGAGAGACAACCTTCGCGGAGAGATGGCTCGCAGGCACAAAACACAAGAAGATATCGCGAAAGCGATTGGATGTGGACGGCCGCTTGTGAACCGAAAACTCAATGGAGAAAAAGACTTCACGCTGGGCGATATGGAAAACATCGCTGCAATGTTCGACATGACTTTTCTGCAGCTGCTAACGCTGCTCCTCCAGCCAATCGACAACATCAAGCAGATCAGACCATGAGCGTTAGGCGCTCGCCGACGCATGAATCGAAAGGAGAATCCGAAATGAGCATCAATATTCCGGCTGAGACGCCGGATGAATCCATGAACCCGATTTCCGTTGAGGAGTTCGAACGCCTGCACCCGGCGATGCTGGGCGCGATAAGAAAAGCCGTCCGCGAGGAACTGGAACTCTCTCACGCGGACGGCCGAACGTCAGCTGATGTTCAGCGCACGTTTGATCTTCAACTGGTCGTTCCGGATGTACCGCTGGTATTCGGCGATGCCCTGCACGGCATCGGCCAGCGACACGATGGCCTGCTGAATGTTTCCGGATTGTGCGTAGGCCTTCGCGTCATTAGTGGAATTCACTGGATCGCGTTGCATGTTATCACCTCCCTTCTTTGCGCGGGTCTGCTCATTCTCCCACTCGGCAGGAAGGCCCTCAAACGAAACACGTCGGAAAAGCAATCGGCGCTTACCAACGCATGAAAGGAGCAGGCGCGTGATGGATGACAAAGAGGTGTTCGCCGCATTGGCGGCGGCGTTGAAGCCGATGAACACAACGAAGGACATCGCGGACAACTGCGGCATCAAGGAAGGCACCCTGGCGTACTGGCGTAGCGCGGGCATCGGCCCGAAGTTCGTGAAGGTAGGACGAATCGTCATGTATCCGAAGGAGCAGATGATTGCCTATTTCGCGCAACACCTGTACCAGTGCACGGCCGAATACGAGGAAGAGGTAGGTGCGCGATGACCGACAACGACTGGCGTACCGATACCCCGTGGCCTGACCCATGGGAAGAAAAGGAGAACAAATGAACGCCATCCGCAAAGCCTGCGTCGAAGCGATATTCAGGGAATTCGAGAACGAGGGCGACGCCATCCGTCCGGCCTATGCCGACGGGTGGAACGACATCGAAGCAAGGCGTTCACTCGGTCACATCGTCGGATTCATCGACATCGACGTGGCCGACCTCGTGGACATCGTCATCGACACCATCAACAAGGAGCTGATGTGATGAAGGCCCTTGCCCGCATCATCTTGCACCAGCTGCTGTTCGCGGTGTGGTTGCTGGCCATGTGTGTGCTGTACTGCACGCCGGCCTGCACGCACCCGATCGAACATCTCATCGCCGCGCCGTTCGCGGTGTTCATCCCGACGGCCGTCATCATGCGTCGCCTGTGCTCGGATCCCCGCTTCATGCGATGGCTGGACGAGCAACGGCAGTGAAGGACTTGGACGGTTCCGCACACATTGCGGCATGGACGTGGTTCGTCATGCGCGGCCATGCCGGAACCGCCCGCGCGTCAAGGAAAAGACGTTAAAACCAGCCGGACGGGTCATCTTCTCTCTTCTCCTCCCGCCCGGCCCTCGCCGGGGCCCGCGAACGGATGCGGGCGCCATGGATCGGCGTGCTGAGGTCACGTCGGCGGATGGATGCGCGGTTCGAATCCGCGCCCCGGCACGACATCAATCCAAAGGAGGCAAACGTTGCCAAGCAAAACACCAAGCAGGCCGGAGGGCGAGAAGTGGTTCGAATGGCCGCTCACGCCCGCCAGCGTCGGCATGACGGCCGCCGAACTGATCGGCGAACTGTATGAAACCATATCCACGCTCAACCGCGACCGCAGCTGGAATCTCACGCTGGTCGCTCCGGCGCGCTTCGGAGACATCATCATCGACCGCGAGGCCGGATGCCTCCGCGCGAAATGCGCATGGAAGGCCAAGGATCCCAGCCAGCTCGGCCCGGAACCGGCCGGATACGTGAGAGGGGAGTGACATGGCCATCGGGGAGACCGTCATCACCATCGTCGGCAACCTCACCGCGGATCCGGAACTGAGGACCACCGGCCAGGGCGCGCAGGTCGCCAGCTTCACCATCGCAAACACCGCGCGCGTCTATAACAAGCAGACCGGCCAGTACGAGGATGGGGCGGCGCTGTTCATGCGCTGCTCGGCATGGCGTGACATGGCCTCGCATTGCGCGCAGAGCCTTGCGAAGGGCATGCGCGTAATCGCACAAGGCAGTCTGCAACAGCATTCCTACCAGGCACAGGACGGCACTAACAGAACCGTCATGGAACTGCAGGTTGACGAGATCGGCCCGAGCCTGCGCTACGCCACCGCGCAGGTCAGCCGCATCAGCCGACAGCCGCAAGGTCCCGTCTACGGCAATCCCGCCGCGCAGACGCCGACCGTCAACACCGGCGCAGGCGGCTGGAGCCAACAGCCGGCCCAGTCCACGCAACCCGCCCAGCCTCCGGCCGATGATCCGTGGGGCGCGCCGTCGGACGACCAGTCATCATTCGGAGGTTTCGGCAAGGCCGACACGGAACCGGAATTCTAAGGAGCAGCAATGAAAGCCAGCGAACAACAGGCGCTCATCCCGCAGGAGGCCACGCCCGACACACTCATCGACCTCATCGGCAAGACCCAGCAGGTCACCAAGTCCGCGGCCGTCGTGCTCAAGGCATGCCGCACCGTCATGGACACCCACACCAAGAAGGAGCACATCGACAAGTGGGGCGGCATCCACGCCATCACCGAAGCCGTGTACGACTGCGCGGACCTCGCGCAGCGCATCCTCGACGCCGGCCTGGCCATGGAGAACATGTGCGCGAAGCCGGCCACGTCACGGCAGATGATCCTCATCGACGATCTGCGCCGCAGTCTCGACATGGACGATGGCGACGTGGAGGCGACCGTCGATCCGGACACCGGCGAGATCGACTGAACCACAGGAAGGAGAAGAAGAGATGTGGTTCATCATCGACGACCAGATGGCCGACGACAGGCGCATCCGCCGCCTGCCTCTCGCCACCGTGGGACTGTGGGTCAAACTCTGCGTCATCCACTCCAAGGGCATCTCGATGCAGGCCAAGGACCCGGCCGCGTACCCCGGCCACTTCGACAAGCTCGACCTCAAGGACGCCGGCGGCACCATGAAACAACTCCAGCAGCTCATCGACATGGGGCTCATGGAGGAGCACGACGGCGGCTGGAGGCCCGTCTACGCCGAAGGCATCTGCAAGGAGCCCAAGACGCTCACCGAGGAACAGCGCGAGGCCCGGCGCAAGGCCGGAAGCAAGGGCGGACGGCGTAAGGCCGCCAACCAAAAGGCCAAGCAAACGTCTGGCAACTTGCTAGCAAACAGCCAAGCGAACGGAGAGCAAAACGGTAGCGAGACAGGTAGCGAAACGTCTAGCAAGTTGCTAGAGGACAGCCAAGCAAAAACATGGCATAAAACCGATACCGATACCGATATACCCTCTCCGACCCCTCCCGCCGGCAAACCGAAGCAACCCGCCACGCCGGACGCCGGCTTCGACCATTTCGCCGAAGCCTATCCCGGATCCGTCGGCGCGAAAGGCCGCAAGACCGAAACCGAAGCCAGAGCCCTGTACGCGGCCATCGCCGGAAACCCAGTCGAACTCACCCGCCTCCAAACCGCGCTCCGACGCTACAGGCACGCCGTCAACGACGGCCAAATCCGCAGCGGCCACATCCCACGGCTCAACACATGGCTCCGCGACCAATGGGAAACCTGGGCGCCGGAACCCATCACACCCACGCGCCAGCACAAGCACACCTGGAACTGCGAACACGTCCACCAGCTCATGGATCCGCATGAGGACGAATACGACCACACCGGAAGCCTCCGCAACGGCAACCCAAGCGAATGGTGGAAGGCATGCCAGGCGTGCGCAGACGAACTCAACAACCAAGAAACCAGCAAGGAGAAGCAATGAGCAGCTACCAAAGCAACCAGATCAAGCTCATCAACACGAGCCTGATCGCCCCACACCCCGACAATCCACGCAAAAACATCGGCGACGTGACCGACCTCGCCGCCAGCATCAAAACCAACGGCCTCCTCACACCCCTCAGCGTCGTACCCAACGGCGAGCGCTATCGTGTCATCGCCGGACACCGCAGGCTCGCCGCATGCAAACAGGCCGGCATCGGAGTCGCCCCATGCTTCGTGCTCCATCTCAACCCATTGCAGCAGTTGGAGGCCATGGTCACCGAGAACTGCCAGCGCGAACAGCTCACCGTGTTGGAGGAGGCTGACGCCATCCAGGGCATGCTCGCTCTCGGGGCCACCACCGCCAGCGTCGCCTACCGGCTCGGCCGAAGCGCCGACTACGTGCGTGACCGCGCCAAGGCCGCCAGCATCAAGACCGAGGTCAGAGCATCCCGCGACGATTTCGGCCAGATCTCCATCGGCCAGCTCGTGGCCATAGCGCGATACGACGGCCAGCCGGACAGGCAGAAGAAGCTCGCGCAGGCGGCCGGCACCTCGAACTTCGACTACATCCTCCGCAACATCGAACGCGACGACCGCGACCGGCAATGGATCGAATCGGTCGCCGCGCTCCTCGGGGAGCCCGACAACGGCATCAACCTCATCCCCGACCCCGAAAAGCCCTACAGCGACCCGGAATGGCGATACGCCGGCTGCATGTTCCCATCCACCGGCACCCCCGAAGAAACCATCGAGAAGATCCGCGAACAGAACCCCGCAGCCGTATCCATCCACATGGAGCAGGTCTACCTCTGGACCCGCCGTGACAAGACCGCCGACGCCGAAGAGGAAGCCCGACGGGCCGCCGAACAAGCCGAACGCGACGCCCGCCGGCACGCGCTCGAGGAATACGCCGCCGCATCCGCAGACAAGCGCATGACATGGCTCCACGGCCATCTCCACGGCATCAAACGCGACAAGCTCATCGAAACCACGGCCCGGCTCGGACTCCTGCAGATCATCGACCCGAACCCGCAGGGCTACACGCAGGCGCTGAGCACATGGAACGACGCCGCATGCGGCGGCGAACAATTCACCACCATCAGCGGCATCGAACCGGAACGGGCGCTCGCCGAACTCCGCTACCACCTCGACGAACCCGACTGGGCGGTCTGGGCGGTGCAAATCCTCGCCGCACGCATCGAATGGTTCATCGACCCGACCGACTGGACCACCGTCAACGACACCAGCAGACGCATCCCCGGCTACTACCAGATCCTCCAAGACCTCGGCTACACGCCCACCGACGACGAAACCAGCCACCTCGACCAGCTCATCGCCGCCATCAGCGAAACCGACTCCGACGAAAACGAAGAAGACGAGGAGAACAACCAATGACCAGGGAACAACTCGACAAACTCGCCCAACTCCTCACCGACACCGCCCAGACCGCCAGCACAATCGAACTGCGAGCGCTCGCCGGTGGCAGGGCGGATGACGGCATCGTGGCGTTGGCGGCCGGGTTGAGGGCCAATTGCACTTCGTGTTTGGTGCTGGTTGACGGTCTGATGCAGGAGGGGGTGCGTTGTGAGTGAGTTTGCTGATTCGAAGCGTGCCGCTTTGGAGCGTCAGGGTTGGCATTGCCTGCGTTGCGGGACGAACATCCATGATCCGTCATGCTGGCCTGGACGCTCCGGCCATCACCGTCAACTGCGGCGGGCGGCGGATCCGGATGTGCGGCACAGTCCGGCCAACATCGTCGAGTTGTGCGGTTCGGGGACGACCGGCTGCCATGGGTGGGTCCATCAGCATGTGGCTGAGGCCGAACGCCTCGGGCTGATAGTCCCGTTCGGCATAGATCCTCTCTCCACCCCAGTGCGCGACTGGCAGGGGAGATGGCTCTGGCTCAACCAGGACGGCACGGCCACGCCATTGACCATGCGCGAAACATTGACAATTCAAACGGAAGGAATGACAAATGCACGAGAATAACGGCAAACCGGAGGCGCTGCTGTGGATCGACTTTGAGACCACAGGCGTGGACAGGCGCAAAAGCCTGCCATTGGAGATCGGTATGGAATGTACCGACATGCTGGGCGAACAAAAGTTCGGATCATTGTCCCGCATCATCCGCCCGGACAGACTCGACCTCCTGTCCATGAGCCCCGTCGCCTTCTCCATGCACACCGACAACGGCCTGCTGTTCGAACTCATGGGAGGCTCCGTGCGCAATGACAGCATGGTCGTCGTGGCCAACGCCGTGGAGGAATTCCTTGACTCGCTCTCCCAGCGCTTCTCCCTCGTCCCCGCGGGGACCAACGTGGACTTCGACCTTGACTTCCTCCGCCGACTCAACCTCAACCCTGACGCGTGGCTCACCTACCGCAAATACGACATGGCCACCATCCGCCGACTCGTCACCGTGCTCGGCGCCCCGGATCCATACCAGGGCGACAGCGGCCCGCACCGGGTGAAATCCTGCATCGCACGCGACATCAAAGACTACAAGGCCATGCTCGAGACACTCGCCGTCAAGACGGGAGACCACAAGTGAGAAAGACCATCAGCCACCTCGCCGACCGGCTCGGAGACGCCATGGCCACGCTGTTCACCCTCCTCGCGCTGCTGCTCATCCCGCACGCCGTCATCAGGGCGATCATCGGACAGGCGCTCCACCAGTGGACACCAATCACGTGGCTCGCCATCCACACCGCACTGACCATCGCGGCGCTCGCCACCAGCCTCGCCAGCTACGCGATCGCCGCACTGCTCGCACCGCCAAGACCGGAGACCTACCAATGACCGAAGGCCAGCAAGACCAGCTCGTCATCAGCCTCGACACGCAATACGCCGTCGCGCACGCCATCTACAACCGATTCCACGCCAACGGCCACCGCAAACACCTCACGTGGGAAAACCTCGACGACGACGGCCGCGAACTATGGCGCCTGATAGCCAAGGACGCGATCACCGAGATGCTGGCCAGCCCGGAGATCGGAGGAACGGCATGAGCCACACCGCGATAATCCTCCTGGCGCTCGCCTTCCTGATCGGCTGGATGGGTGGCCGGGAATGAGCATCATCGTCCCATTGCACAAGTGGCGGTCGGCCGACCCGGCCATCCTGATCGGCCGCCGCTGCATCGCCCGCACCGACCAGGACGTCGTCATCGACGGCCGGCTCGAACTCGTCCGCCGGCCGGACGGCACCGCCAGCCTCCGCTTCCAGGGCATCGGAAACGACATCATCGACCATGATCCGAACACATGTTCCAACGGCATGAGCGACGGCATAAGAAGCCTCGCCATCTACGGAAAGGAATGAAACCAATGAGAAACACCATATGCGCCGCCCTCACCGCCATAACCCTCGTACTCTGCGCTGCGCTCGCAGGATGCGGCAATGCGTCCAAGACGTCTACCCCGGACCACGCCATCGCCGCCACCGGCACCACATGCTCCAAAAGGTCCGGCGACGACATCAAGGAATGCATCGTCACACTGTCCGACACGAGGCAAGTGGTCTGCGTCGTCTACTCGGGCTACCAGAGGGGCGGCCTGTCATGCGACTGGAGCCATGTGAGCGGCGCGGACAAGGAGCCGGCAAGATGAGCTACAACGTCGTCACCCAGGAAGGCGTCAGAACGTTCGAGAACATCGACGATGCCGGCGACTACGCGCAGGCCATGTCCTTGAGGACTGGCGAGCCGGCCAAGGTGTTCCATGCCAAGACCGGACTCGTCGCATTCACCGTCCGCCCAACCACGAAGGATACGAAATGAGAATCAATTTCAACAGCAAGGATGGCGTTTTCGCCATCAAAGCCGAAAACGAAGAGGGAAAAACCCAGCTCAAAACGTCGGCGGTCGCCATCTGCAATCTCATCATCGATTTTTTCGACGGTGAAGTCCAAGAAATGAAGGCGTCGAAGGAATGAAACGCATCACACTCAAGGACACAAAATGAGCAATCGAAGTTATTTGGTGCCAAGGCCGCCAGCGTTCGACCATGAGCATCCCAGACCGAAGGAGGAAGGCGAGGTGCTGTACTGCGGAAATTGCCAAAAATGGTACGTATCATGGTTTCCCCTCACCGAAGTCAAAACCATATGGGGCCGCCGCCCCGAATGGTGGATACGCATCTTCCACCGCAAACCATACGAGACGATCATCCAGCAAATACGAAGGGAAACGAAATGAAAGTGAAGAAAACCCTCATGGACATGATCATCAAATGGCATCAGGCCGGATACAGCCTCGATGAGATCGCGCCACTGATGCCACAAGTCCCCAAAGAGGAAATCAAAGCGATCATCCAACACACCCGCGAATAACAAGAAACCCGACCTTCCGGCCGGGCTCCTGGCATCACCACAAACCAGACTACACCCGCCGGAGGGAATCGAAC